GTTTTCATTGGGGGACAGGTCGGTGATGCCGGCGACGTTCAGCCAGGTGCTGTTGTCGGAACTTACTTGAAATTTAAAGCGTCGGGCGAGAGCCGTTGACATGGTTGCCTCCTACGGGGCTTTTGGGCATGAAAAAGCCCCGCAGAGGTCTACGGGGCTAGAAGGGGTTGGAGCGTATTCAGTTATGGATTCATGGGGGGTATCAGTGCCTGTTGTTGAACTCCGGGCAGTACGTGGCCGTGGACGCGCCGATCAGGTAGCCGGCGTCCCCAGCGCTGATCGCCGCGTTCTGGGCCATGATGTAGGCGACTTCCCCGGCGAACGTCGTCCCGGCCTTGTACGCGTCGCATACGCTGTGGCCGATGCGGATCCCGGCCTCATCGGTGCCGCCAGGGAACCGTGTCCGGTACTGGGTGAGGAAGATGCTGTTATCCGGTGTGGGCGCCGGGGCCGGGGCGGCTTGTGCTGCGCATCCGGTGAGCAGGACGAGCGCGGCGATTCCCCAAAGTTTTCTCATGGGGGAATGTTACCGGGAACGGCCGACGATTAATAGCCTGCGCTGGGCCGTGCCGGGGTGCCGGGGGTGTCGAGGTCGAGGAGGAACAGTTCCACATGCTCGAACCGTTTGAGCGCGTCCTGCACCAGCGGGACACTGTTCTGATGCAGCACCTGGACAATGTTCGCGGTACCCAACGGTTTGCCGGTGAGGCCCTGGAGGAAGTCCCGGACCGCGGCGGCCGTGTCGGACGCATCCCACACGTTCCCTGCACTGCCCCGGATGTGACACTCAAGAATGCCCCGCTCCATGGGGACCATGACCCCTAGGTTCACGGGTGTGTAGTTCAGGACGATGCAGGCGTCCGGGGATTGCGGCCACACACCGAAGACAATCGCCCGGTCGGTGGCCAGATACGTGCCGGCGGGGTTGTACACGCCAATGTTCGAGTCGGACAGCATCTGCGCCAACCCGGTCAGGACGTCCTTGACGTAACTCATGAGACCTCCAACGGCTTAGGCGATCTTGTCACTCTTCCGCAGATTGCAGAGGGCATGTGCTGGCTTGATATTGTCCGCGTGATGCGCACCTCCTCGAGCAAGCGGGATGACGTGGTCAAAGTGTAGGTCTGAAAGATCGGCAATGGAACCAGCGCAGACATGGCAGACCATGCCGTCACGCTCGAGCACCGCATCGTAAGCAACACGGCTGGCCGTTGTCCCAGTCTGGCGGCGGCGCGAGTTCTCACGGTTGCGGAGTGCCCATTTTTCGGGGTTACGCTTGCGCCACTCCCGCTGGTACTCCGTCTCGCCGCCGGGGTTGGCCGCCCTGCGCTTCCGGTAATACTCGCGGAGCTCGTCGCGTTGCTCGAGGTACGCGGTATGCGCGGTTGTAATCGTTCCGGGCTTCCCGGTTGGCGTAGTAGCTCAGTAGTGCCCGGTCGGCCTGGCATCGTTTGCACAGGCCGCCCTGTGGGCCCTTATTCTGACAAGCTTCGGGGGTGCAGGTAGGATTGGACATATCAGCGCTCCTTACAAGCGTTGGTCACGGCCCCGGGCAGTTAGCGCTGTCGCGGGGTTTCTATCTCTCCATTTTACCCGATCACTCGATCACTTTTCCCAGCTCCTCAGTCAATATCTCTATGACTTTGGGTGCCTCTGAAAGGATGCTCGAGGTCAGGTACAAGCGCTGGCCCACCTCGTGGCGCAAAATTTCATACTCCTGCCATCTGGCGTACGGACCCTCGTAGGTGACTGTGGCGCCGTCCGGTGTGGCGTCCGTGTGTGCGGTGGCGCGGAGATCCCCGGACTCCAGCGGGGTCCGCTCGACAGCAACGGACCGGACGTGCTCCATGGCCTTGAAGCTGGCGGCCGGGATCGCTGCTATGACGGCTTCCGTGATCTGGTCAAGGTGGACGCTGAACGTCTCACCCATCAGCAAGCACCACTTCCGTGGCGGCATGCCATGATTCCTCAGCGATCAGCGAGGACTCGGTGGCGTGCTCCGTGAACGCTTGGACAAGCGACTCCCGGAACGCCGGTGAATCCCATATATTCATCATGCGACCGCCTCCTATTACTTGATCTGCACCATTGTGTGGTCCGGTAGCCCGAGGGGCCCGGAGTCGTTGCGGTTCTGGGTGATCACGTAGGACACGCGCCCGTCGATCGTGATGCGGGTGTCGGGGGTGAACAGGTCCGCATAGGCGCTGTCAGTGTAGAACGTGGACCCGGCCACGACCTGCTGGCCTGCCGCGTCCCGGACCAGGACGTTCTTGCCGTCCAGGAACCCGGCCACATACTGCGGGACCGCGTACACGTCACCGGAGGCCCCGGTCCCTTCGAACGTTTCCACCATGATCGTGTGCACCCAGAAGCCGGCCAGGTCCGTATTCGGTGCCGGGTTGGAGTAGACGACCATCAGCCGTAGATCCAGACGTTCGTGGGCAGGAGGTTGTTCTGGGACAGTTTCGCCACCGCTTCGGGGACAAGTTCGGTGACAGCGGCGGTCTTCGCGGTGGCTGCGGCTGCGGCGTCGGCGTAGGTGAGGTGCGCGGAACCGATGGACTTCTGCGAGACGACGGTGGAGACGGCCACGCCCCCGGTGAGCGGGTTGACGCCGAGGGTCGTCCACGCCGCTGCCTGGATGCAGGTGGCCTGATTCAGGACGTTCGCCACGACCGGGTCAGTTGCCAGCCCCGTGAGGGGGTCTACCGCGTAGTAGGCGCCCTTGGTGGCAGCCAGTACCAGGGTGGTGGCGGAGCGCAGCAGGGGGATGGCGTTGGCCGGGGCGGTGGTGCCGGTCCATGCTGCGAGGTCCGTGGGGGCTGCGAGGGCGTCGGGGACGACGAAATTGCCGAACAAGCCAGCCATGCGGGCCTCCTAAAGTTTGGGTGTGGGCGGCGCCCCAAGGACGCCGCCCACGGTGGTATTACTCTGCCGGGGTTTCGGCAGTGGGTTCGACCGGGGTATCCGGTTCGATGACAGGCTCAACGACGGGTTCCTGGCCGGCGCCGAAACGCTCGATCAGGTCCGTCTTCGTCAGCCCCTCAGCCTCATCCGGGGTCAGGCCCTGGACAACAGCCCAGCCCACCCACTCAGCTTTCACGGCGTTGATGGCAGGCCGGGACTCCGGCAGCCCCGGGACACCGTCCGGCCGGTCACCCTCAACATAGGGTGTGCCGTCCCGGTCGGCTACGCGCCGGAGGTGGCCCTTCGCGAGCTTGTCGGCGATCGTCTCGTGCAAGGGCAGGGACATCTCAAAGACGCTCCCACCCTCCCCGAGAATGAAGACCGTGGCCATCAGCGGCGGTTCACCTTGAACGCGGTCACGTTACCCGCGAACCCGGCGCCAAGGTCAAGGCTGATCGAACCGTCAGACTGCTTGAACCGGGCCGACTCCAGCGGGCCGATGAACACCGAGCCCGTGGTCGCGGCCACGGAGACGGTCAGGTCGCCCTGCCCGGAGGCGATGGCCAGCGGCTGAGTACCCGCCCGGACGATGGCGTTCAACGCCCCGGCGGTCGTGTTGCGGACCCGCAGGACAAGCGTCTCAGAAGAGACGCCGGTGATGGTGTGCCCGTTGGTCGGGTCGGCGGTCGTGCCTGCCGGGTCCGCGGTCGATGCTGCAGTGGTCAGATCGGTTACTGGTACAACTGTGCGTGCCATGATCGGTTACCTTTCCTATCAGGCGGTGACGGTGACCAGCGCGGAGGCCAGCACGTCGGGGCGGGTGAGCTTGGCGCCGTACAGCGTCAGGCCCTTGACGGCGTCCGAGAACGAAGACTGCGGCCGGTAAGCCTCAACCTTGCTGATCTGCTCCGCGAACGTCAGACCGGAGTTGACACCGGCGATCGTGGCGAACTCGCTGCCCGTGGTGTTCGGGGCGTTGTTCGTCTCAACAATGTCGAACCCGGCGGCGCGTCCGACGATGCCGGAGCGCAGACCCATGTCTGTGCCGGATTCGTTGACCTTCACGAAACGGGAGTCCCGCAGGAGGCAGCCATACAGGTCCGGGGTGACAGCGACGGAACGGCCCTGGGTGGGGACGTTCGCCTTCGTCAGCCGGGTGCGGAGCGGCACGAGGACGTTGTCGTAGGCCTGGTTCGGGGTGGCCTGACTGACCGAGATCGAACCAAGCTGGTTCGCGGTCTGGATGCCGGTGTAGAAGCTCGCCAGGAACTGGTCGATGACGTCGGCGATGCCGAAGCCTGCCTCGTCCATGGCCTGCGGGATGACGTTGCCCTTCGCCTGGCGTGCGTCGACGTCGTCGACCATGAACGCGAACATCTTGGACTGGTCCACGATGAGGGTCCGCTGGGAGTCCTGGACCTGCTCAGGGCTGATGACCGTGGAGTTGGGCACGTAGTTGGAGATCGTGGGGCGGCCGATGGAGGTGATGCGGACCGTGTCGCCGGCCTCGCTGATCTCGCCCTCGTAGTCGCGGTTGATGAACGCGCTGTAGACGAGGGATTTACGGAGAGCGATGAGGAGCTTG